TTGTCTACGTGTACGCCATCTGGGTAGCAGGATCTTAGTAGGCCGAAGGACTTCCTTATGACCACCTGGGGAACGGTACTGTCAAAGGCCTTCCAGTCGAAGGTCTTGACATGACAACACTTATCAAATTTGTCAAAGTGAAGTTTGTACCATCCGTGAGCATAAGTCATACCGACGCGGATATCCTTCTTGATCCACTTGAATCGTTCAAGAAGGGGTTCGGCCACAGCGTTCTCGAGGCGGTTAAAGGCGTCTTCGGGCATCTGAATAAGCCTCGAATTAACCTCGTCCCCAACCTCACGTTCCTGACGTTTCTCCCTTCCGCCAACACCATAAGGGGCTGCTGGATACAGCTCCTCAGTCTTTAGGGCCTCAAAGATCTGAAGCGCCAAAGAAGTGGTGGCGTTGTAGGCCTCAGCTTTCGTCCTGTAGATCTGGGACGTGAGCAGGCCGGGATGAGCATCAGGGTTGATCCGAGCGTTCACGATGTTGTTGCTTGTAATCCAACTAAGTTTGGTCAAACCAAGCGTAGTGTAGGCGCAAGCAACTGCACGATCGATGAGGTCACTGGTACCCCCGAGTGGCTGATCGGGAGTGGTGAACTTATCTAAGTGCGATCGAGAAGTCTCGAAAGAACCACCAATGCTACAAACGATTGGCGACGCGGTGACCTTTGCGCGCTGATCGGTTGCTGTCAGGTAACGGTTGAACACGTGTTGAGAGCCATCAACCTGAGATGGCGGCCTATCACCTACTTTAAGCGCCGTACGAGCGACCTGTCCTTGAAGACCTGTCTCTCTCATACGTGCCTCGGGATTACGAGCTGTGGTGGTCTTAGCAACCTTCCTTCGCTCGAATCCGTCAAAGCTGGCGAACCACGTGGGATAGAAGCGCGTATATTGTCTGCGCTCCGCCTCCGTACGATGTTCCAAGACGATTGTGTGCGCTAACACATAGTCATGATAGCGGCCACCTGGGCGCGTCTCGGAAGCTAATTTACGAAGACAATCGCGTGCGCCCCACGCGATGTCTCGTTCCAATTGGGAAGTGGACCTAAGCTGTCGCCCCAGCTTCGTTTCCCAGCCAAGGAAGTAGTCGTCTACTCTCTCCATTTGTTGTCTGAGAGAGTACCTTTCGAACTCTTCCGTTC